TGTATGGAAACCACTGAGTATCTATAATCTTTTTTCCAGGAAGATATATAGTTTCAGTATATGTCGAATCTTTGCAAGGGTGATTATTGGAGCAATAGTCTGCTGATAGGCTATCGTTCTTATTGAAGATATCCTGCGCAAGCTGTTGTGCAAATTTTTTGTTCTTATCCTTTTCTGTAAATCTTGTAACTTTATTTGCTGTTGTGCAACCGGCAAATACTATCATTACAAATATGGATATTTTCTTAAACATTTTCATTGTTCGTTGTTTGTTCTGGATCTTCTTTTACATATCCAAACTGTTGGCAAATTGCGTAAATAACAGTGTTAGAAGATATTAAAATCTTCAAAATCACTGTTTGTGTATGTTCAGGTATCTCTGGGAAATTAGGACTAACGAGTACCCATATCGCAGATAGCAAGCCTATAATTTGATAGATTGCTTTTATGTACTTTGGTGTTCTGGCATCCAAAGCCGCTTGCGTTCCGAATTGTAGTTGTTTCATAATCTTTCTTCTTCGTTAAGTAGGCAAGCCTCTAATCGGTTTGCTCCGGTGAATAATGTGTTGTTGCCTAGTGGTGTATTAGGCAGTAACCGTACAGCCTCTATTTTGTTTTCTATTTTTTCAATACGCTTTTCTATGTCGCTTACCTTTTGGTCTAATCTGCCTGCATAGAATATAAACCCGACAAAAGTAGCAAGACCTGTAACTACTTTAATCCACTCTTGGTTATTAGTTGATTTGGCTGCGCTCATAAACTATTCTACATAATTTTCATCAAAGATAAAGCCCTTCTTGGCCGCAACAATAAGGTATGCGCTGTTGATTTCGTTGGCGTTCCACCCTTCGTAATCTTCGCCATTAATGGTTACATTTTCACCAAAAACTGCAATGTTGTTACCATCAAGTAATTCGTAGTAAAACGTAGCAACGCCATTCAGCTTGTCTAGGTTATCAAATATAACCTTTAGAGTGAATTTTTTAGCCACCTTGTTAAGTAGCACAACCTCTTTTATCGGCATGAATTGTATGCCTGTGATTGTATCCTTAATAACTGTATCTGCATGTGCCGAACTAACCGACATCGCTATAGCAATAGCAAGTAATATTTTTTTCATAATTTTAGTATTTAAAGAAGTAATTTACGGAGCCTGCTGCCCCCTGAATGTACAAAGTAGTTGCTGATGTAAAGTGCATGTTAACGGTAACGCTTTTTTCAACACCGGCAGTAAATGACTGGCTAGTAACTACATCATCTCCACCAGGCGTTGTGCCAACCTCAATTGTTTCTGTACTTACCGGAGTGAAAGATATTGCCACTACCCAACTGTCGGCAGGTATAGATAGTGTTGTATTGCCTGTTGCTGTTAAGCTGCCCTGATTACCTCGTATAGCCTTTATAATGCCATTCTTTATTACCACGCCACTATCTGCGTATGTTGTACTTATTGGGGCTGTATAGATAATACTGCCATTGAAGTAACTAGGGGCTGTGCCGGCAAGGTATGCCTGATACCCAACGCTGTTTGTGCTATTTAAGAACCTATATCCTGGTGCGCTGAGTATTCCAATATCGGCATTTGACAAAGTCGCAACGTACCCTGTTGAACCTGCTGGCTGGTTTATAGCGGTCTTATCAGCTAATACAACGTAATTGGTAGTACTACTAACCTTTACACTATCGTTTCCATTCGTATTGCCTAATCCTAACAGGTTGATTGTTCCGGTTCCAGTTATACCACCACCAACAATGTGCTTCCCATGAGATATTAGGATTGAACTATTATTTGTACTTACATTTGCCCCAATAATGTTTGATGGGTTGGCATTAGTTGAGCCGTATATCTGCAAATTGGTATAACCCGCAAAACCGTCACCTGTTAAAAATTGCGTTGCCGCAGAAGATGTACCAAATCCAATAAACGCTTTATTTTGGCTAAGAACGGTTGAACCTGATTTGGATACACCTAACCACCCATACGATGTTTGCGTTACTGTAGCATTAGCGTTAATCCAACGCATTATGTACTGGTTAGTGGTGGAACTGTCGCCTGTGATGTATCTAGTCCTGTTTGAAGCGATACTGTCAAATAGTAGGTTGTTCACCACAAACCCTATAGGTTGGGCATCTATGCTACCCATCTTTGAGAATGCGCCAAAACTGTTACCGTTTTTCGCCCATGAATTATTTAGCCAATAAGAGTAAGATAACCAACCCCTAGCTACGTTACTATCAGCATCCTGAACGCAATTAGCTGTATCAGAAGTGTATGCCATAGTACCGCTTGTTGCACGTAGGGTTGTGGTTGAATTGCCTGACATTGCAGAAGGGATAAACTGCATACGCCTATTTGTTCCATCGTTGTAGTACAAATTCAATATGCCATAAGTACCAACGCCACTACCTGTACTGGACAAACCCCACCTATCCTCTGCGGCTGCTGTGTATCCGTACAATTCAACACTTGAAGCATTAGTTACTATAGAACCGGCTGCGTTATCAAATGTAACATTTCTGCTTATTGTGGCACCATTTGAAGCTGCCCTGTTTAAATCCATTGCGTCCAAAGAGTCTGCAAGCTGGCTGCGTAGTTTCTTTTTTGCAGTATCAAGCTGATATTGAGTTGGATATATAGCGCTATCAGCCCCACCTCCAGTACCTTTTGTTCTAAGTACTAATGTTCCATTTGATGTTACACCGAATACTTTATCTGTATCAGAAACTGCGTAATAAGGTAGCCTAACAACATAAGGTATCAACATTGAACCTGTAGTTTTAGCAGTATCAGTTATCCTTCCTGATGCAAATGGAACATAGTTCTGAGCAAAAGAAGTTGTTGATATTAACAACAATAGTATTAGTGCGTAGTTTTTCATCTTTTTAAAAGTATTTTTTGACCTGTAAAAAAACCAATCGTTACTCCGGTTATTGTGCTGGTCCCTGTATTTTGTGTAAAGTCAACATCTTTCAAATACGATTGCCCGTTTGTAACAATCATACTAATAGTGCTTGCCAAAAAAGAATCTGTCAAATCACCAGAGTCAGAAGCTGCCGTAACTAGCTTGCTCAAAAAAGATGCTATGTCATTTGCTGAATATCTTTTATTGTCACCTCCGTACTCGTACCCTACTATGTAAGATAGTGAGCCTAACGAGGCTGCGTCAAAATCTCTAAACTTTTCTACTGTAGTTGGTAATGACATTTTATTGTAATAAGTTTAAACCGTCCTCGGATGTTAGATAACTTAATCCATCTTCCGTTGTAAGTAAGCTATCTCCTGATGGCGGAGGTGTTGTTTTTATAGCAGTCTTATACTCGATACCAACAAATGATACATTGGTAATATTGGCCCTGTTTGTATTGTAAACGCCATTAACTACATCTAAATTAGTAACATTAGATTCTTTACAGAATTTAATTAAATTATCTAATCCACCAGTTGCTTGGATGCATAAATCTATATTAGACTGGCCGAATTTAGGTAAAATTAACACAGGTGCAAGTTATGACATTAACGCTTTTTTTTAAAAAAAGTGGCACACCAAAATTAATAGTTATTTGAAATATAGCCAGTATCTATGGTAAAACCTCCACCATTTACTTTTTTAACACAATCTCTTTCAGATAAATAACCATCTTTAGAAAGTACCTTATTTAAAGAATCATAAATACTATTACTATACTCCGAATTTTCATAAGCCGTTACTCCAAAACCAAAAGATGGATCTGATTTTAAAGAACCAAATGTGTAAATTATATCGTCAACTATATGCTGAGTATCAGAGTCGGAGTATGGCGTATTTTGTATAACTCCATTTACAAAAGTATCTTCAAGTGGAAAGTCACCATCTTGATCTAATATAAAATCTTGTCTTTTATTTGCCATGAGTTATATTTTCGTTTTCTATTTCAGATTTTGAAGTTATTGGAGATATTGGACTATTTGATGTTAAGTAAACAGAAAATAATATAGTACCAGATGGGGCTAGTGTTATTATTGCTGAATTTAATGAAGATAATAAAGAATTATACTTCTGTTCCAACTGATTTATTTTCTTCAACAAACCAGCGTTACTATCCTCTGGGTCAATAACTTTAGGTATCCCACCATACTCTCCGTCATTAAAAATCTGAGAATCGCTTACTATCTTGTACGATTGATTGCCTATAACAATAGTTTTACTATCAAGAAAAGAACTCATTGTAATGTACGGATCTGACCCATCCTTAGTAACCATTATACATGAACTACCTACAGATGGTACAGACTCGTCACCTTCACATGAAACAGGCATATATCTAACTCCTGACTTTATAAAATAAGCGTCAGGGTCGGAAGATTCTACAGTTACTGTTTGCTTCTCTTCGTTTACTTCTTTTATTGTAACATCATAGTAATGGCATACATTAGTAACACCGCATATTTTTCTTATGCTATCACCTATTTTTCTTAAGTCTGTCATATCATGTATATTGATTTTTTAGGAAATTGTTCAGGTATGGCATGTTTAAAATCTATTTTTATAATCTGTCTTATACCGCCTGTGCCTCCTGTAGTCCTAACTCCCTTTACTTTATACTGGCCATTCCTATCGGCCAAAAAGTCATCTTTAATGTTTATATTGTCATTCCATTGCACAAAAGGAAATCCAAAAGTAGTTATCGTACCTTTAAAACCTGTGTAATAAAACTTCTTTAAGATGTCGGCACCAAACTTACCCATAACATCAAGTGTTGGTTCTTTTTCGTTAGGGTTTACTGGATATATAAATTCGTGCCTTTCCTCTCCATTACTTAAAGTTTCCAAAGGCTTTTGAGCAGTTATCTGATGCCATTTAAATGAATTTGTTATCTCATCCCAATAAACATAAACTCTTGCAAGTATTCTTTTTGTTGCAACTAATCCACTCTTTGTTCTTTTTTCTGGAGATATAGCAATATTTGTTTGACATTTAACTACAGCAGTTAAATTTATATCCTGCTTGTTTGTATATTCTATTTCCGACTCTATTATATTATTTTGAAAGTGGAAAAACGGAACCTCTTTGTTTCCCTTTTCGTTAGATGTAACGCCATTCATGTTGGCCAAACTCTCAACATATATTGGATTTCCAAACCACAATAAATTATCAACAAAAGTAGATTCTATTCCATACTTTTGCCTTAACAACGAAAGCACCCTTGAACATGACATAGTATCGTAATCTATGTCAAGATAGCCTAAAGAGTACATTTGTGTAGCGTCATCTACATACGGTGATATAGCCAAGTGTTCCATTCCTGGATACAACTTGTCAATAACTTTAGTGTTACACTGCGAGATTATTTGCTTAATAAATTTATATAAATTACCTTCTGAATTTGGTAAAGAATCTAAACCTATCGGAGTCTTTTTTAACAAGTAAAAATTATCTTCACACTCTATCTCTATTGGAATTGCCGAAACTACTTTAGATATAAAACCTTTAAACACTTCCTTCAATCCAGTTGTAGACTCAACGCCTGACTGGTTTTTAAATCTGTAACCGTGCGATATTGAAACAGTATCACCTCTCATTAAAAGAGGGGCAACAACTGCGTCATTATTAACTCCACCTAAGATAACAGAATAGGTTCCTGTCTGCCTAAACATAGGAGTAAAGTTATATTTATTGAATTTAAGAACTACATTCTTAGGAAACTTAATCGTAGCGTTATTTGTATGGGTTTCCCAAGAGTTATCTATTTCGTACTCTTCAACAAAGTCGATATTAAGAAGTGAAGTCCTACTAATCGTTACCATCGCACCATTACTCTCGTATGTGTAAGGTGTAACCTGCTTTATCTTTATTAACGAGTATGGACGTAGCATATTTCGATTGCAATTTTAACTAAAATTAACAGTTATACGGAGTTATTCGGGCAATAGTCGGGAGCGTTTAATTTTAAGGGCTTTAGCCTTATAACTTATTGGTTTTCAATGAGTTATAACGGTTTTTTGGCCTAATTCCCTATGTTTATAACCAGCGGGCTGTCACTAACCGCATTAATAGTTAGTCGTTGCATAGAAATTTCACCCTCAACCTGATTTATTGTAGCATTCTTAATTACTATCCAAAATATTTCAAACTGATTCAAAAACGTAGAAACTACCGGTATTGATATCCCAGATTTTAAAACTTTAAAAATAGAACTCATGCTACCATAAGGATACGCACCATTTGGATTGGCTCTACCTCTTCCGTCAACTGGAGCGTCTTTTGTTATGATTGCGTTTATCTCTATAACCCAATCGTCCATAGATATAGATTCTTTAACCTTTCCGGTATCTCTTCCTGAAATAGATGCCTCTACTATGTTTTTATTCATTTCAGCTTTAACCAAAACTGTTTGAAAAAGAATATCAGGTATAGTTACAGAGTTTCCTTTTAAATCTACATACGTCTGACCAGCAAACTGTAGCTGCTGAAAAACAGCCATTCCGTTTGATAAAGAATAAGAGTCAGGAGTGTCTGGATTGTAGAATAACTCACCTCTTATCGATACATCATCAGTAAATTGGTTTTTATTTTCATGTATATTTTCAAGTGCCTTTTTTATACCAATACCGAACAGAACTCTTTCAGCTGCTGATACTCCAAACTTTACAGGATTTGGACCAAGTAGGTAGTTACCTATTCTATCTGATGGTTGCGGAGCTGGTATTATTATCATTGTATTATGTGTTTAAATTATTGACCTATATGTTGAGAATCATTAACTACGTCAGTAAGTATTTTTGTCATAACATTACCTATCGTTTCTTCTATTTCTTTCATATCAGACATACTATTAACTGTGAAAGTAGGGTTTTTCATTCCTATCATATCGTGAATGTTTATAGTAATGTAGTGAGATGAATTACCTCTAAGTCCTGATGTTTTTGATTTTAGTTTAGAAAGTTCGTCAGTTCCACCTTTGAAACCTCTCTCTTTTTTAATAGCAGGATCTGAATAGTTATGATATTCAGGTATTCCTGCATACTTACTAAATGAAATATAATCAGCACCTATAATGTCTTTATACCTATCGTGCCTTCTTTGCTCTTCTAAATCCTTAAACTTTATGTCTTTTTCAAGAACGCTTATCAATGCACTGTCTGATGTATTTCTTTCGCCAAACCTATCAAGTTTAAGTCTTTCATTAACAACATCTAATGCATTTGTTCCCCACCTACTATCGCTTTCGGAAAGTTTAGTTATTTTTTTATACAGATCCCCGCTACCAGATGAGTCTACAAGATTTTGTATATCTGAAAGGCTACTCTTTTCCATAGCATCAAAAGGATGAGTTAAACCAGTAAACTTATACCAGTTACTAACCCTAAATCCTTCATCTGTCTTTCCTGTAACACCAATTTGAGATAGGGCTTCTGATGCAAAACTAGCAATCATTACAGGTATAGCTACACTAGCCAATCCCATTAAAGAAGGAAGTTTACCTCCAGTTCCATACATTCCAGATATAGCCGCAGCATTAGATCCAGCTAGGTTTATTGGTAAACCATACGATGCCTCAAATACTTTTTTCTGCACAAGCATCTCTTCTTGAACTGCTGCTATTTTGGCAGCAGTAGCCTCTTGAGAATTTAAATCCTCAAGTCTAAGAAGTTGCATCCTGTTATTATACGTAGCCCTTGCAGCTATATCAGATTTAAGTAACGAGTCGTATTGAAGTTGAAAAGATTTCCTTATCAACAACAATTGTTCATCCTTTTCCTTTTCGTTTAGTATTTTAAGATTTTCTAACTCTTGCATTTTAGCAAAAGCTATTTCATCTAAATCTTGAATTACAGCATTATGATAAATCTTTCTTTGCTCTTCGAGCCTCATCATTTCTGCTCTTTGCTCAAATTGAGCAACGTCAAGTATAGATATTTCGCTTATGTACTTAGATTTAGCTATCCTATCCTTTTCGTTTAATTCGTTTATTATTGCACCATGTTCAGCTGTTACAGCTTCATATTCTGCGTTAAATGCGTTATTTTTGGCCAAATACTCATTTTGTATTGCCCAAACAGCATTTTTTTCATATTCAAATAACTCTACTCTTCTTACGCTGTTTTTATATCTTGATTGAGTGCTTGCAGAATCTACAGCAGCTATCTCTTCAGATAGCATAATTCTCTTTTCAGCAAATTCGTTATCAGCAACAATTAAAGCTAATTCAGAATCAGTAACATAGCTATTTGCCTCTGCAACTTCAACCATAGAAGCCGAGAGAGCAGAGTTAGATTCAACTAAAGCTATATTTGAAGAAACTAACGTAGCTGAAGATGTTGAATATAAAGCAAAGCTAGAAGTTAAATCATTTATTTGATTCTTTATAAAACCAAAAATTAAAGCTGGGCCTTGTATCGCAAGTATCGCTAATCTCCATTTTATAAATAATTCAACTAAATCCTTTAAAGCTATAGCCCATTCTTTTATATCCTGTTCGTGTTCTTTAAGCCAAGATATTCCAGATTTTAAATCACCAAAAAAGTTAACCAATGAGGACTTGTTATCCATAACTAAATCTTCTTTAAATGAAAACCAAGCATTGTGCAGGTCATTCATCTCGGAAGATAGAGTAGTTAAAGTTTCAGGCAATCCCTCCTGTACACTTTCCCTATACTTATGAACAGCAGATAGCATTATATCCTTTGAGGATATATGCATCTTTGTTAATTTTGTACTTATTAATTGGTTTAACTTTTCAATTTTAGACTCAAAATCAGCATCCCCTCCACCTAAAGCATCACTAAATAAATCTTTTTCACCACTTTTTAATCCCATTTCATCTGCTATGAACGGGAGCAACTGAGGGTGAGTTTGCTGTATTGAACGCAACGGCCTAGCCATCAATATGCCATCAGCCATTAACTTTCCTATATTGGTTGTAACTGCAAGTTCTTCACCTTCAGATAAAGCACCAACTTTACTCACTGCAACTATATCTTCAAAAAGCTGTCTTGAAGAGTTAGGTGTAAGTCCAGCATTTTTAACCCTAAAAAGAAACTTACCATAAGCATCAGCCATTGATTCGATTTCATTTCTAAAATCATTAGCCTCTTTTCTTATGTATAAATTGTTTTTTATCGAATCAGTAAAGTTTTCAGATGCGTTTTTTATACGCAACATATTTACTTCAAAATCCGATATGTCATTTACGGCATCTTTTACAAAATCTTTTAAATAATGAGCTCCTAATCCTACGCCAAATGCAGACAGGGTTTTCTGCAAACCCCACATCGATCCGTCTAATCTCTGAGCCGCTCCTTCGTATTGAGAAAGAACTTGAGATACGTTTCCGTTTACATTTAAGGTATAAGTTACTTGCCTGCCCGATGCCATTTAATTATCTTTGATTTCTTTGTAAAGTTTTTTAACAAAAAGAAACTCGGCCCAAACCTTCATCATCTTATCTTCGTCCCAAGTTTCAATAACATCGCCATATTCATAACGCAAAATAGCCGTTGCCCTGTCGAGCAACGGCGATTCTTCGTTGATTTCAAATTCTATTTTTTTTTATCCGCTACCTCGAAATTGTAATCCATTCCAAGTCGAATAATAATGCCATCATAACAATCGTCATCGTCCATTATTTTTTCGTCAGATTCTGCTGTGAGTATGCAGTGTTTGTAAATAAGCGCACCTGCATTTCCAACATCACCTTTAGATAAGAATGTTACGATATCCGGCCTCACCATCCTGTGTGGTTTCCTGAAATAAACCGCACCTACATTACCTTCTGCATCAGTAAAAGTATATGAAGTTACTGTAGTTTTATACTTATCAGATAACTCCTTTTCTGTTTCCTGAACCTTAGATAATTGAAGGTTTCTTCTTTCCTTTAGATTTGAAGGTAATTTGTCTGTTAATTCTTTTGAGAGATATTTCATAGTTTACTTTTGTTGTTTTTATTGTCTGTCTACTCCTGCGAATATAAATGGCAGCGTTATGTACAAGCCAGTTTCGCCCTGCGATGCCTTGAATGGATTACCTGTAAAGTCGATGAAATTCAACTTGTCGGTATAAAATCCAGTTCCACCTTCACCATCAAAAATTACTGAGGCAGAAAATGCAGGTATTTTCAATAACGACAAACCCTGAGCAGCAGCAGCCGCTGATAATTGCCTCACCTCGTCAGTAAGTAAAGTTATCGAACCTTCGTATGTCTGATTTCCGTAACCACGAGATGTTGGATTTTGTCCGATACCGTAGTTGTTAACCTTAACCATCTTTTCGTCATACATGATTTCCTTTATAGAAATCAGTGGGACATTAAGACATACGAAATTTATATTTTTCCAGGATATATTTATACCGTTTACTAAAATCGACTGTTGCATATTTCAAATTATAAAGTTCCGTAAGCGATGTTTATTGTTATATTTCTTGCGATACCATTCTGAACTATAGTACAATCGAGTGTTAGATTGTTTGTCGCCCTTACATTTTGAGTAGGATCTATAGTTATGAAATCATTGCCGTTGTTTCCAACCTCCGGAAACGCTCCGTAATTTGTTATCAAACCAGCTTTAAGAGCATCATTTCCTGCATCTGTAAAAGAAGCTAATGCTGAATTTGAAAGCGTTCCGTTTGGATTGAAAATAAATTCTGATGACAAAAGAGGCACATAAGTTTTTCTACATATCCTCTGGACTTTTTGAAAAGTCCTGTTGTCGTTAACATAAGCGTAGTCAGATGAATTGTCCACGCATGTTCTGTTATCATTCCAGAATGTTCCAACTACCACATCACCCCAAGACCTGAAAAATGTGTAATTCCTGTCGTTCAACTGCAACTGTAAAGAATCAGAAACTGCTGATAGTAACTGGCCGTTTGCAAAGGCCGGTATGTTATTTTCAGTTCCAGATGAAACTGAAAAAGCAGTTATAGCCTGTGCGTCAGATGCTGAAACCCTGGATATTGCAATAGTAGCAAGTTTAACACCCATAGAGCCGGTAGATATACCATTTCTTATGAATAGTTGCGCTCCATCATTTCCGCCATCCTGACTAAGAACAGTTTGTATTCTCGGCGCTGTGTTTAGATTCTGATCAGGCAATGTTGATAAATCAGAAACAGCAGCAATATTCGGAGAATAAACAGCTTCAAAAGGCGCATCCTGAAAACAAGTTTCTACAGCTGTTTGCAATGTAGATATACTTCCAGATATATTTGCAGCAAGTCCGGTAGTTGTAGAAATATCACTTATGCCGATTTGGCGCAAAGTAGATTTAGCTGCAACTCTTTGCAATGTTACAACTTCGTTAAAAGATGACCTGTCAGCAACTGCGCAAATACCAACCCAGATATTCGAGCCCTTCGGGAATATTCTGAAAAATTCAGATATTTGATAATACCAAAGAGCGTGATTTGAAGCTGTTCCGGCAACAACATTCTGAACGATAGTATCAGTCATTGTTCCAACGATAGTCTTTGTGTAAACAGTTCCTGTATTAAGTGATATACCGGCAGACTTTGGAGCAACAATTGTAACAACACCAAGAGCAGAAGTTGCAGAGAATCCTGTCGAGTAAGTTAATGCGTTAATTGCATTTTTAACAGAAACTGCCAATAAAGTATCGGTAGAGTCGCCAGCAACTTGAGCGTAAGTGCAAAGAGTTACTGTCTTAAAACCAGTTGGATAAGTATCAGAAACAACTACTGGTATAGCTGCATAGATAGTTATCGTGTCGCCTGTCGATCCTTTAACTAATGTATGCGTAGATGTAGCGGCTGTGTTGTCAGAATATGGAACTATTCCGGCAGAAGTAGCATCTGCTGTAGAAAACAACTGCTGCGCCTTTATTGATGGCGATCCGGCATATGTAGCCCATTTTCCTGAAACAGATGGAGCATCACCGTAGAACAACATTCCACTTAGATGGTCCTGTCCCTGTATCGGACGGCCGCTATTGCCTTGCTTCTGAACAAGAGTTAAATTAGGAAATGACATTATAATTTATTTAGAAATTAAAGTTAGATTTACTTTTTTGGCTTACCAGCATCTACTACAGTAGCTGTTGGCGTTACAACTGTGGCCGATGGCGTTACAACTGCGGCAGGTGGTTCAACCATAGCAACTGATTGTGATTCTTTAAATTTCTTTAAAGCATCTATAACCTCAGGCGTAAGGCCAAGTTGAGCCAACGCTGTTGCTTTGTCGTTATCACTAAGTAGAGCAAGCTGCTGTGCAATATTGTTTCCTTCAACTTTTGGATTTGCATCCAGAACCTCTTTCCTTGTAAGAATTTCTACGATTTTAGTCAAAGGATCACCCTTTGCAATCTGCGTAGTCCTTTTGTCTACATTGAAAACAGAGTCAATTACTTCACGATGTGAATGTATTCCAGCACCATAAAGTTCAGGTGGATCTGTATCGTCTTTGCTTTTTTTCAAAAGAAAAGCATTGAAGTAGAAATTACCCATTATATCGAAGTAAACTTTCTTGTGCTCAGGATGCATTAAAAGAGTTTCCTGAAGAGATTTTGATATTGGCCTCATAATTTTAAACTTTTAAGTTGTTCTATCTATCAAAACCCGCTGTGTTATAGCGGGTTTTGTAAAAAAATCAAAGTTGGCTTTTTACTGTGTAATCAGTGTTGTTTTTTGAACCCAGGCCGTACCGTCACAGATAAAAGATATAAAACATCTGTTGCCGGAATTTGGCGAAATCTTAGTGGATTGTGCGCTTGCTAATACCCATTGTGTAGCGAGTCCGGAGTATCCAAGAAGTTTAACCCAGTGACTTGAACCAGAAGTGTTTTCTATAATTAGATTCAATGTACTGTACGACCAGGATGTGCCGGTATTTTTTATTGCTATAACGCAGCTATCGGTAAGAGTAAGAACATAAGTCTTATCATACGATGCTGGTATGATTGTTATCGTATCAGGAGTTGCTCCAGCAGTATCAGCTATATTAGCTTTGGCATACGTTAGAGTAGCACCTGTTTGATTTTGGTTTGGTGCAGTTCCGAACTGTGGCCGGCCTGGATATGTTCCTTGTGAAAATCCTGATAAGCAAAAAAGCAGTGCGAAAACAAGAAAGAAAGAGATTTGTTTCATAAAATTTTTTTAAGTTTTAAGTTTTTTTATCATCAAACCCCGCTACTAGAGCGGGGCAGATTTTGAACAACGAAATTATTCACCTGATTCTGCAGGTATAAATGATTCTGGTGTTAAGGTTGTGTAGATGGCTATCTCGTCAGAGTAACCATAGTTTACATCCCATTTCCACTTGCCTACTATACCATAAGTATCAGAAAGCGGCTGGATACGGTCAATCCTCAATTCCCAATCTTTTTCTGAGTTGCAACCCATCCAAAGATTTGATTTCTCCATATTGTCAGATGCCCTGGCGAACATGATAGTGTTGTCAGGCATACCTGAGCATCTTTCTATCCTGTAGCCTTTCCAACGATCCGGTATCGCTTGCGCCAAAGTTGCACCCTTAAAGTCAAAACCTGCACCAAGCTGAGTAAGATAGTAAAGATACGCTTTAGGGCCCATCATGAACTTCATATCCTCAAAACTATCTTTGTCGGATAGTAACGCTCCATGATTCACCCCAAGAATCAAATCCATCAATGCGTCAAGTGCCTGAGTTGTATTGCTCGCTGTTAAGGCAACTGCACCCGAAACTTTTTTAACAAGAGGATCACTTACGCATTTAGTGATGTAGCCATCAAAAAACTGTAATTGATAAAGAGCATCGGTTTCTACATAATGGCCACGATACGCAACAGAACCCTGCCATGCCATCAACTCAAACTGCTCGCCAGCCCTTGACAGTATCAAACTGAATATTTGAGCGGCTATTTCGTTTGGAATAATCCTTGATTGGATAGCCTGAGCCAAAAGTAGGCCAAGTTGACTTGTCGTTAAATCCTGAGGATTAACATACTTTACCGCCTGAACTGGCTGAGGGATCAGTATCCTTCCATCAATTGTTATAGGATTCAAACCAGAGTCAACTGGAGTATCCTGATAAACACTCAATGGGTTTTGCAAGTCCATCCTGTCGATGTGATAAATTTTTGTTATATCAGACTTCAACCAAACTAAACCCTTTTGAAGAGTATCCATTTGGAACATAGCCCGCTTGATTAAGTAAGGGCTATATTGCCCGCTAAATGAATCGTCAAGTATCAGAAGCATTTTGAAAGTTTTTTATCCAAAAACCCCGCTGTGTTATAGCGGGTGTTTTTTGTAGATGATACAATGTTATCTTATATTTTATTTTCTCTTTTTTTCCTGTTCAATTCCATAAAGTCAGAAATTGATGCTTCAAGCGGCAGGCCGAGATTGTCAATTTTTTGCTTAGGATCTATCGGCGACGGAACCTTTAATGATACTGGCTGGAAGTTCAATATCTTCTCAATACCAATAGGATCTTCTATATGTTTTTCAATCCATACTGAAGCTACTTCATCTTTAATCTTACCGGATGCAATAAATCCGTTAATGATAACTTCGGAAGCAGAACGCTGTATCGTAGCTTTCTGTTCGTTAGCAATCCTTTCGTTTTCGATTACTTTAGACTCCAGTGAAACCTTTTCTTCGTTAAGGATTCTTAGTTTTTCTTTAATTTCGGATAGTTCAGTTTCTTTTTGCTTTAGCGAGTTTTCGATTTTAGAAAAATCATCTTTCAAAGCATTGAAAGTTTCGCCAGAAGATTTCAACTTCTCATTTGAAATCTTGAGATCCTCTGCGAGGTCGTTGGCCCTGTTTTCTATCTTAGCTATTTTTGAAAGTACATCTGATTCGTCAGAACCAGTTGCAAGATTCAATCTGTTTAGTATCTTAGCTGAAAAATTATCCGGCATAACTATATTTTTTTCTGTTTTTATTAATAAGGAATTAAGAATCTTTTGTTGTTTAAGGTATTCTTTATCTACGGAAACAACATTGAGTATTCTTTGATTGTTAGAATCTAATATGTCGTTTATTAACCCTTGCTCTTTCATTTCATCAGCGTACATGTAGGTTGTACTTTCCATCATGTCGAGTATTTGCTGCTTAGTTTTTTTAGGCTTATTGTTTCTACCTGACTTTTCAGATATAACAGTAGCTATCATGCTTCTAGCAGCTTTAAGCATCTTAGTTTCATTTTCAGAAACTGGCATGTGCGCCATCCAATGAGAGTGATTATACATCACAACCTCGTCAGCAGCCAAAGCTAACCATCCGGCAGTTGAGTAGCAAAAACCTGATATTACCGATTTCGTTTTAGACTTAGCATTTATTATTGATGTAAACATCGATATGCCGTCCTGAACATCACCGCCTGTACTATTTGTGTAGTAAGTTATCAGCGAAGGTTTTTTGCCATCTATTTGAAAGAACTCTTTTGAAAAAATACTGCCATCAATTCCAGACTTTGTATCCTCGTCAATTCCTATCTTTTCATTTATTTGAAAGATGGGAAATTGATTGTCTGAGTCAATGCAATAATTCATATAACAAAGGTGGGGCAAAAAAAAAGGAGGCACAAATTTGTGTGCCACCTTTTTTATTTTTTTTCTAAGTGTTTAAAGTAGAACTTTACAGCGTCAACAACAAATTGAGATGCTGAATATTCTTTTTTATCACACTCTTTATTTTTACTATCCACATGCTCGTGGATTTTGTTCATTATTGTTTCTGTCGGATACGATACTAGTCGTCTTTTTTTGTATTGGTCTATATCCATTAGAGTTTATACATTTCAAGAGTAAAATAATTATCTGTACCGTCGTTTCCTATATACTTTATCTTTATTAACAAATTACCAGATGGAGTAAAACTAGGAGTTGCGTTCAATTGAAGTATAACAGAGTTTGCAGGAGTATCTAAAACCGGATAATCTAAAGTAGAAACTGGAGTATAAATATTAATCTCACTGCCTACAACTAAAGATCCTCCAACTGGACTTCCTATTGTATAATGATGCGCACCACCTAAAGGATCTTCATATCCAGTAAAGAAATAAGTCCTATTCCTATCCATGTAAACAGTTTCAAGTGGATCTGCAAAAACCCTACTTTCAACTCTCGGATTTATCAAAATGAAATCAACAACATCATTCCTATTCAAAGGATCGTCACTGTTCGTAAATTCCATTTCGTAGATGTTATGAACATCCCTTTGTACGCCATCAGAAAAATCTGTAGGATCTGCGTATATATTATATTGAGTTCTTACAGGAACTAAATATGTATATCTTCCAGATAGATTAACCCCAGATCCACCTATAGCATTTACTTTATAAATCTCTCCATTGTGAAAAACATAACCTTCCGAAACAGTGTAATCATCTGCTCCGGTTGATGTTAATTCAGCACCAACTAATCTGTACATTTTAGTTGGATCGTAATCTGATCCTATTAGTGACTTAAACGCAGCGTCACCTATCTCTCTGAAAGCTAACTGCAAAAACTCAAATGTTCCAGATTTTGTAAAAAGTATGTTGCTTGACGTGCAAGCTGATACGTCTAATTTTTTCATTATTATTAATATTGAGTTATTGAATATTGTATCCCAGCCATAACATACTTATCTACAAAGCCTCTTATTATATTTTCAGCCTCAGATCCTATTAAAGAATAAACAGATGAAGGAATGTGTATTATAAATACATAAGAAGATGCTATTGTGTTTATTGTACTATTACATATACCATTAGTTAAAGATACTTGACTTATACCTCCTAGAGATTGCGTTGCGTTGCTAAATGCAAAGGAAACGTAAACAGGCAGACTGGTGGTAATATATATGTCGGAAAGTGGGAGCTGGCCTGTTCCTGAATAGGTTACTGGCTGTTTAAAACCGGAATAGCCATTTAATGCCAATTCATTACTAAAGACCTTATTTAAAGCATATTCTAACTTTATACGCATACCAGTATAAAGCAATCTTTCAGATGATCCAATTATAGAAGGAGTTAACCTCATCCATCCTTCACCTGTTGGTATATTTGAGTTACCATCTTCTAAGCACTCGTAAGCACCATAGATTGAATTAACCCTGTCGCCTTTGTTATAAGTTCCAGCAACCCAATAAGGATAATCAGAACCTTCTGTATAATCAGAGAAAATAGTATGGAGCCAAACCATCTGAGATGCAATACCTTTTATCCATCCTATCCATTTGTTAAGAACAGAGCCAGTTACTACATTTACTCTCTTAGATGGAGGTAAGATGTTTAAAGCTATATTTTCTTGATTTATTATCATTATACAGAAATAAAAGTCAAAGAAGAGTCCATATCATTAGGTGAAACGTCAGGAAAAATATAACCAGCATAAGTCTGATATATATCGTTTATCCAAGTGTTTCCAGCAACCATAGTAGTGCCATATCCAAAAGGAACTGTATTCCTACGAGTGTAAACATTATTTAAGATAACCCTAGTAACTCCTTGAACAGCCTTTATTATCAAAATCAAATCGTCCAACGAAACTTGACCATTAAAAGGTATAGATTTTAAATAATTAGAAATTGCAAGTTTTACGTTAGTAGATATTACAGCAGAATAAATTCCATTGTAGTATATCGTTGCCCCACAATACAAATAATCAGGATCGTAAGAGGCTACGTTGTAATTTATACCATCCTGTGTTATTATGTTAATAAATGATTGTGCAGCAAAAACAACAGGCGCAGACAACTTATACGGAACTCCATTATCGCCAGCTATTTTTATATCTACAGTTCCGGCCACGCCTGATGTTACAGAACAATATTTAACAACTCTATAAGCAGGAACAGGAGATTCGTAATAAGGATACAATTCAGGTATCTTCAAACGAACAATAGGAGCGTTAGTTGAATCATACTCGAACAAGTTAATCATCCTATCTCTTAACCAAACAGAAGTTTGCGGAGCAGCCTTAGATATTAACAACTCGCTAGTCTGAACGAAATCATCATACAACTGCTCTTCTATAGCTTGCTGAGATGCAATTATTTCACAGAACAAATCCTTATAATCAGACTTACTCCATATAGCAGGATCTATAACTAGACCAACAGTAGCGGCTGCTGCCACTAAAGCATCCTTTAAGTTTTCTTTTATTTGTGATACAGTCCTTGCCATATTATAATGGATAAATTTTATTCCAATTAGCTGGATTGAAAACTTCGTCTGAATTATCAGTAGAGCATTCGTAAATTGAAGATCCAAACGCTGCTAAGTCATTTACGATATATGAATTTTTAGGTTGCCAAATAGGTATTAACTCCCATTTGCCTTCATCAAAAGTGTCGTCAGAATTAGAGATAACGCAAAGGTAAATTGAACCTCTGTAAGAAATGGCATTAAGTCCTGATGTATAATCATTACCAGCCTCCCATAACTTAAATGAATTTAAATTCATTGTACCGTCTGTTATGTATCCAAACTTCTGATCTCTACCTAGAGGATCGTAATCAGAACCAGCTTTGTCTATAAAGTTTGTTCTGAAAGATAAAACATACTTATAAACTCCTTTATGCTTAAAGTCTTGTTTATCTGCACATACCTGTAAAGAAGAGCAGTGTGACGGATTCTTTCCTAAAATCTTTGATTTAATCAAATCTTTTATTTCAAAAATCGGCAAGTTTTGCTCCATATTATCATTTCCTCCGTCTAGTAAATAACCAACTATATGGAACGAAATTATAGTATCAGGATAAGACGACATTCCAGCCATCCACTGCACACCTTCACCTAAATCAACCTCTATGAAACAAGCAGGATAGTTAAATGCGTAATTTTCAGAAAGTATAGATTCGTCTATCTGGTCATCCCAAACATTGCAATAAACAAAGAAAGGATAATCCGATGGCCTGTTTTGGTCATAGATGTTAGGTATTGACTTTACAATATCTAATAGGTCGGTGTATATTTTAGCTGTTCGTGAGGCCATTATAGATATATGTCCATAAATTGTAATTCAAAATCAGGTGCATCTCTGAAAACAATAACGTCTGAATTTGATATAAATTTTGCCATTTCAGAGATTTCATTTAGTCTTTCATTAGTAACATTATTATCCACTCTTACAACGATAATTGTTTTTTGGTTTGATTTTACTTCTGAAAGAGTAGCAGTAATATCTGAAAGTTTCTCTACCGACTCCTGAGTTTTTATAGTTACAGACATATCACCATTTGGCTTTTCTGAAAACGAAAAGTTATCCTCAGTTTCAGATTCTTTTATACTTTGAATAAGTACATCTCTGTTAACTTTATTTAAAATATTAGAAAGTCCTTCCGATACTAAATCTTTAAGTTCAATCTCGTAAGATATTTTTTCATTGAACTTTTCTGTAGAAAAACACTCTTTAGGTATCCAGTCGCAAAGAGTAGACTTTTCAAACATTACTTTGAAAGGATTCTCGCAGCAGACTACACATCTTGAGTTGTCTGATTTCAAATATAAAACATCTCCTACTTTAAAATTGTTCATGTGTTTAATTTTATTTTTTATAAAAACTTTTCTACTTGATCTTTAAGTTCCTGCAACTGTTCCCTATCTAACGACATTGACTGAGTTACAAATTCCCTTTGAATATTTCTACCTTTAGATGGATGTTCCTGGTGATAAGCTGCATAACTTCTACCTCTGGAGTCCATTGGATCTATCGTTAGTACGGCTTTGTTTTCTGAAATTGCAGGTTGATTGTTTTGCGTTTCAGACTTCATAGATCCCGTTTCTATTAGAATCTTAGGAGGTACTGGTCTTTTTACATCTTCCCACATTTCGCCTGATTCGGAATTAACCTCGCCATCAAAGTTTTTTTTCATTTCCTTTTGGGCCAGCTTTATTCCATTAATAAGAAATCTCCTCTTTATTACGGGGAGATTTTTTATTAATTTATCAAAGCCTAATTTACTCATTGTCGAAAACTTCTTTATCGAAAAGGAAAAGATCTCTGCTGTTTCTGCATTTTTCTAAAAGAGTATTATACTCAAAGACAGCTTCTTTTTGTATATCAACCATTTTTACAAATAAACTTAATGCTGAAAAATCCTTATTTACTAAGAATAAACAGTCGTTATTGTATGCGACATATAGAGATTGTTCAATTTCCCTTGACTGTTCGATAGAGTCCATCAAGGATGAAACAGAAGTAGTATTTGATATAGCAGGTATATTATACTGAACACCCCATCCATTAAGATAAGACTGAAGTACTCTAGCATGTGAAATTTCGTGATCAGATTCTTGCTTATAGAATTTGGCAAAACCATCAAATCCTGCAGAATCGCACCAGTTAGATAAGTACTGATAGTGGAAACTGGCTTGAAGTTCGTTTCTAAGTCTATCTAAAATTATTTTTACTATTTCTTCTGATGGTTTAAATTCCATTTAAAATATCTTTAGCAAGTGAATTTTTTATTTTCTTATCTTTAGCAGGTTCTTCTGTAGGCTTAACGAGTTTCTTATAACCATCAAATGGTGTTCCGTCATCATCTGGTTTATGTATAGTAGCCTCCGTAGTCTTGAACTCTGTAAGTTTTCTTTCAGGAACAGATGCGGTAAGTTTCATTCCAAACAAAGCTGAAAGTTGATCTTTATCTATATCCCAACCAGCATCATTCATGCTTTTAACATAAGTTGATATTGTAACTCTTTTAGAATTCAATCTTCTAGATACATAATCTTCTTCCCTGTCGTTCTTTAATCCATAAAAGTATCCGTCAGGTATAAAGTTTGCTATCTTTTTAGAGCCAACATATTTGCCAAGAGCCCTCATCTTAGGTGCAAAAACTTCATTTATCTTAGAACACTCGAAGTTTCCGTAATAAACCTGCTTGCTACCAATAGCTTGTTCGATAAGACTTTCGTGGAAACCATCTTTTGATGCAGCTTGCTGACCACCTAACTTACCGGCTGTTGCTGATATTGCATCTTCGTGACCAAGTACTACTTTTGATATACCAGCCTTTAATCTATTTTCAAGATTTTCGTAACATTTCCAAGCAGTACCTGCACCTTTACCATCTACAAATTCAACACTATCTTGATTGTCCAAAACAATGTAAGCATCCTGACCTGCGTTCCTTAGAAATTGCTCGAATTTTTTTCTAGCTGCACCGGTTTTTGTAGTTTTACCAACTCTTGTTGGCTGGCCATACATTTCGATGTAGTCAACATTCCACTCTATGATATGTCTTAAATGGATTTCATTGTAAGCTATATTATAAAGCAATCCGTATCCACATCTACTAACGCCTATATTAGAAGGAGTATTTATCCAATGATTACACATAGCAATTAACGGATCACTTTCAACACGCAATCCGTCTATTCCGTAAATCATTGATGTCAATACAGCACCTTCGCCGTTACCATCCGGCCTTAAATTTTGCCTTCTAGTAAATGTTATATTAGGAAAAGAATCTTCAACAATATCACCAAGTTCAATAAGAGTAAAACCCCAAAGCATAGCATCTAAGACCATTTTTCTATAGTCACGAAACCATCTTTGAGATTCTAGTTGTTGTGACAAGTCTTTAGATTCTATTATCTCGCCACCCTTCATTTGATATATTGAAATATCTCTTTGTAGGCAAATTTCGTACAGTCTATCGAGAACAGCTTTTACTTCGATGTTTTCTACAGTATCGATGTACATCCTCATCATCTTTACCCTTTGTGGGTAATAAGCCCATTCAGCTTCTCTTATCGCAGCCCTCCACGATGAAACATCATGAGCCCACCTTTCAAACTGAGCAGGAGTAATGTAATCACTTATATGATTATACGACGCATCTCTCCTATACAATCCAGCAGGATTTAAACCGTAGCTTGGAGTTGCTATATTTCTGCTTAAAGAAGATAAAGAAAGTTTGTTCATTATTTATAGTCTTGTATAATCTCTTCTGCAATTTGTTCCTTCATGGCACGAACCATCCTTCTACCTTCATCAGTTGGCTGCTCTGCCTCTTGCTCGTCAGGGGCGGCTGCGTTTTTTATCAACTCGATCGCCTTACAGAAATGAAACTCGCCTTTTCTGCTCCACTTATCCTGAAGTTTATAAAGGTCAGCCATAAATTCGGCCAGATTTGTTTCTTTTTTATTCCTAACTGACCACCACTCAAATATCTTAGTAGAGTAATGGCAAAAAATTAAGAATATCAAAACGTAACATAAAAGATCTATTATAGTCATTTTAGTATCTGTTTGAGTATTTTGGTTTAGATCCCCATTGTATATCAGATCCTTGTTCCGGCTGCAATGGCTCCATGCTTAGATTTAAAGTTCCCTTTTTATAGGCTCTTAGATTCTCTATAGCTGAATTTTTATTTCGCTCTCTAAGTTCAGGGATGTTAGTAGGTGATATTCTTGAATGAAGCAACCACAATGATAAAGAAACAAGTATTTCTTTTATAATTGGATTTCTATTATCACCAAGAATCCAAACAGGTTTACTAGGATCATAATCGGCAGGCATACCTTCACTTAGGTTTTGCTGATCTCCAGTATATTGATTTGGGTATTGTCCTACAAAAGAATATTCACCGTTATCTTTCCAGTATTGACTGCCTGATTGTAAATCGTTTGGAAAGACATTTGGTTTTGGTATATCGTCAAATTGAGAAAACTGGATATTGTACTGGTCGCCATAAACGGCTGTAGATACGAGACACTCGTAAGTTTTATTATCCCACCAAACCTTACTCTTAGGTATCTTTGCTGAACCATTAGAGTAAACGCCTTGACGATAAGATCCTTTTTGCTGTTGTGGCTGCTGTCTAAATATAGGATAAGGGAAATCTATATAATATATATCATACTGCATCCCCATTCTTTGCCAGTTGTATGGCTTGAATGTTGAATCTGAATTTTCGTAGATACATATATAAGCTACCTTTTCGTATATAACACAATTACCAATAAGATAAATTACATCTCCTTCGCTTCCGCCAGTTCCTGGTATCCATGCTGGAAAATCTAAAGTAACTCTTGATCCTGCGTAGTATTTTTTTGTAAAATCGTATGGTTTAGTTTCAGTAATCTCGAAATATACATCATACTGTTGCTCGATGTGTTCCACAACTTTACCTATCGCCCACGACTCTGCATCAATCAACTGCATACCTCCGGCCCTTAGTGGATCGAGGATCTGCTGTGAAAGTTGCCCTGTTTGTATAGTCGTTAAGTAGTCCTGTAAACGTAGGTAAGGGACGAACGTAGGCCGAGTAACCATATAAGCAAATGTAAGTACTTTCCAAAATAACAGGGCTTATTTTAGCATATTTATTTTTTGCTAATTCATTCTATTCCTAGATACTCTAACATAAACAATTTCATCTGCTTCATAATCATCCTCAACCTCTCTTATCCCGAACCTATCTTTTATTATTTTACCTCTTTTTATTTTTTCATCAACCTCTCTTATCCCGTACTGATCTATTATTAACCTCTTACTTAGTGTAGGCTTAGGCGCAATCTCCTTAACAACTTCTTTCATTGCTGCCGAAATTCCATTCCTGATAGTTCTGCCACCTGAAACTGTATCATAAGTAATATCTCCAGCACGCCATTTTTCGTAAACATCAGAGTGCGCTGAACATATTAGATAATCAAATGCATCACCGAAGTGGCCATATCTTTGAACTCCCTTTACGCCATTAACCATTGATGTTTTCTTATCCTTACCTTTACCATCAGGGGCCTCTTCGCAATTGGTAAAGTCAGAAATCATGTGAACACAATCAGGGTGTACCTTAACGTCAAGGCCACCGTAATTCGATTTAAAAACAAGATTAATAAAGTTACCTCTGTCTTTATTATTTGGATTTTTATTATCTACACGTATCTCAGGATGGAACTGCTTTAGATTAGAAGCAATTATCGTGTACATATTTTCACCCTTTTCATGAGTAACATCACCTATAGCAGATGTTGCATCACCATATATGTAAAGTCCAGATTTGTGATTTTCGTATCTTCTTGCAAACTCGGCACATATCCAATCAGTTGTATTGTTTGGATTCGTAGCGGCTATTTCGTCAATTAGATTTATATCGCCACCGTTTAATTGAGCAATCAAACAAGGGAAATACGGCTGCTTATTTTTGTCAAATGATATATGTAAAGGTAAATTTGGATCGTAATATATATCCTCAGAAACGTGAGTTAGTGCCTTGAACTGCTTGTAATATGGCTGCTTAGACAACTTAACACCCCAATCACCATTTATGTATTGACCTATTTTTACAAGATCACCACCAGCATTAATCTCCAGTGCAGCCCTATAGTTATCAGGATTTACAAACTTATTGTCTGTGTAAATCGAATGATGTTTTACTATCTTCTTTTTCTTTAACGCCTTTTGTACACGAACCTCGTTAGCATCTTTAGAATCTTCACCGGAATATATGTATTTATATATCCAATGGTCCTCGTAAACGTCACAATTATTAAAACAGCCAACAAGTTGCAAATCAACACCTGGTGTTCTTAATCGAGAAACAAGCCTACCAAACGCAGTGAAGGTAAGCTGATTAATTTCGTCAATAAATATATCGGTAGGGTTATCTATACCCTTCAAAGAATCTTCGTCATCGCAACCAAAAAGTTTAAAACAGTTTCCGTTAGGAATGTATGTTATACCGGTAGTTCCGGTATCTTTCATTGAAAAATCAAAGTCGTCTTCCCATCCGTTTCTTATTATTTCCCTGACGATATTATCATGAAGTTCTCTTGCCTCTGTTTTTTTCTGACGGCCATAAAAACACTTAAATTGTTTATTTTCGATACACTTAACAAGTAACCTTGTGATTACATATGTAGTTTTAGAACTACCATATCCACCGGCTAAGAACATTATACCGGTGGTTTTATCCCAAAGTTCTATAAATGCATCGTTAACAAAGATGCACGAGTTTTGCCTATAGAGATCTATCACGTCGTTTTCAACCCAAACGTCAAACTCTGGACTATCTGGACTATCTTCGTCGTGAATAACATCTTTAAGCAATGCCCACTCAGATCCAGGTATGATTTTAAACTTACCTGAATCTGTTACTAAAATTCCATCTTTGTTTACGGTTAGGGGCATTATTCTACAATTTTAGCATCCTCAATACCTGTATTGTCTGCCTTCTTTTTTTCAAGCATAGCCTGACGTATTTTAATGAACTGGTCCTCCGTCATCTCATGTTTAACGGCTACAGTACTAATCTCTTCAGTCTTGTTACCGTACCATTCACGATTGAACATTCCGGCTACCTTCATTTTGGTATCAACTTTAAGTTTAGCCATCATGGCGTGGGCTGTACTTCTGCCGTCTATCTCTTCATTAGCATCTTCCATTGCGTCATCCACAAGGATGTGCGCCTGAAATTTTCTAGCAACCTTATACGCCTCCATCAAATCCGGATCAACATGAATCCAATTATAGAATGTAGTTACGTGGATATCTTTTCTTTCGCATATTCTTTTTAAGCTGCCATACTGGCCAGTCATTAAATCCTTCAGGATATCCTGAAATAACTCTATATCAAACTTTGCAGTTTGAGCGAAAACTCTAGCTGGATCTTTACCAGCTACCATCACCTCTGTTAGTTTATGTCTTTCGGTTGCCATAGTTCGCTATATTATAACAAAGGTACGAGCCAAAACTCGTACCTAACAAATTTATTTTATTATTATTCGTAATCTAATTTTTCCAATGTTTGAGGGTGCCTATCTTTTAGATAAAGAAATATTGTTACTCTTGCTTTACCAAATCCTTCCTCGCCTCTTCTCGGATACCAATACTTGATATCAAGAGGAACTATCAGAAGTGTCTTTAGCTCAGATACAGCCTGTTTTACAAACTCCTTTATCCTTCCTTTAGGAATCAAAAACTCTAATTGAGCATTTGATTGTATTTTAATCTTTACTGCTTTCTTTTTTGGATTTAGCAGCTTATCCAATCCTGCGTGTGTTGACATAAATCTATTTTAGAATATTTTATAAAGTAAAACTCTTCCTCCTTCTGATGATTTTAGTTTATTAAAATGACTTTCGCTTACTCTATATCCGTTATACCGAAACTCTACAGCTACTGATCGGTGAAAACCTATTTCAAATTTGATGTTCTTTTGCGTACTTTCGTTTTTAAAAAGTTCTAATTGCATGATTCTATTTTAAGTTTATTAACAAATTTACTATTATTGATTATTAACAAATTATCCTTAAACCTTCCGGTGACTTAACTCTTGATAACGCAACATAAAGCTGCCCTTTTGCAAAACACGACCTTCTTAAATCTATTGTTAGTTTATCGAAGGTTAAACCTTGAGATTTGTGTATAGAAAGAGCATACGCTAATCTGAAAGGATACTGTACTATAGATCCTACAGTTATTAACTCCATCTTTTTTTTCACAGAATCCCACTCGTATTTTACTTTTTCGAATCTTTTTTGCTCTAAAACAAAACGGCCATTTTCTGTTTCTATAAAATAAATTCCACCTTCAACAACAAATACTCCGAGTGTGCCATTTATTAAACCAGAATTTTTTTTATTTGCAAGATACATTATTTTACATCCATTTTTAACTCGTATTAATGGATCTAAATTAAACTCATCAGGTTTGGCGTTACCTGAAATTTCAGCAAAAAGTTCTATCAATTCACCTTCTTGAGATCTTAATCCTACTTCGTTGTATTGTTCTACCGTATCGTTATGTGGGGCTATAACTATACCTATAGATTCATTACTCACAAACTGCCTGAAATATTCAGACTTACCACCATCTCTTATCACGTTTAAGGCGTTAATAAAATCTTGATCGTTTTGTCTTAGTATTTCAGATAGATTAATTTCTTTCACTCCCAACTCCTGATAAACCAAAGCGTCCATAAACGATTCGCCTTTATACGTTTCGTACATAACAGACTTTGTATTATCGTCAACAATTATAGGTAACTGTTTCGTATCACCAACAAAAATAACTTGCTTAGAAGTTAATCCTCCTTTTACTCCGTTTTTTTGTAGAGTCCAATGTATAGCATCTAAAGTATCCGGCCTAAGCATTGACACTTCATCTATTATTATTGTTTCGATAGACTTAAACATCTCTCTTTTTTTACTGTTACATCTTGTACAATTTTCAAAAGACGAAACCCCAAAAGGTTTAATCAAGAAAGTTGAGTGTATCGTTGCCCCTCCTATGTTGTTTGCTGCTATTCCGGTTGGTGCAACAGCTACAAAAGTTGCGCTAATCTCTTGAAAGTACTCTATAATTTTCCTTATCACGAAAGATTTTCCTGTTCCGGCTTTACCTGAAAGATATATATTAGCACCTGATTTGGCTAATTCAAAAAATTCTGATTGTTCTTTATTTAGTTCCATAGTTATTTTAAGATATTATCTATTATCAAAAGGAATTTCTGATTCTTCAATGAGTTTTTGTCCAGGAATCTTAAACAGTAACTTTCCTCTAGGAAACTCGCTACAATAACGCCCATTATCCATACCATAAGCAACAGATATTTCATAACAATGCCACACACTATTAACATAAAAACAGGCAAACCTTAAATATGGTTTTGCAACAAAAATACAATCACACGACCCAGCATAAAATAACTGTAGATAACGCTGATAGCGTTCTATTGTATATTTGGCAATATCAACTCCAGAACTCTTCATTCCATCTATCTTTCCAATAACGATATCTAAGGCTTTCCATAAACCTTTTTTCCTTTCCTCGTCATCAATGTTAACCATGCACATAGATAGGTCGCCACTGCTTGTTTGTAATTTAAAATAACTCATTGTTCAAATGTTTTTTCGTAATAATCTGATGTATTTTTATAATCTGTTTGTCGAAATACAGATATCAATCCTTGATTAAATCCAGAACCATAAGCACGTTCTATAGATATCCTTTCTTTAATCAGAAACTCTTTCATAATCTTTACACACAGCGATGCGTGTTCTGATTTTGCCGCTAGTTCGTCGCAAGCTTCGATTGCTTGCTGTATTGCTGTTTTCATGTTATAAATACTTAGGAGGTTCAGAATCGGTGTGGCTAAAGTAAATTATTGCTACAGATAAAATTGGTGCCACAAACGACATCGATCCTATGAAAAATACATCTTCCCACGTATAGGTAAATCTGTCTTTTAAATATGACTTTTTAATAATATTTCTATTTAGCCTGTAACTTACTACGGCTAATATTATGTGTACGGTCATTAAAAATAATACTATCATTTATGTACGTTGTTTTTCATAATTTGATATCCTAACTTGTAAATGTTCAAGTTCGGCTTGATCTGATGCTGATGGTTCACGTCCTACATACCATCTTCTTATTATTTCATCTGCTACTTTTCTGGCTGCCATGTACTCGCTGTGGCTGTGGAGTGGCATAGGAGTTCCGAGTCCTTTTAGATATTGAGGATCATCATGAGTTAACGGTGTTGGTGTTTTATCTTCGTGCATGAATACTATCTGATTTTAACTTAACAATTTCTATCCGCAAGTGTGCATTAAACATATCCAACATAATTATGTCGTTTTTCAAACACTTGATTGTTACCGAATCTTGATGTAACTGGTGTTTTTCAAGCATTTCTATGTGTTTCCATTTTCTATTGCTAGATATGGATAATACCAATACAGAAACTGACAATATTAGCATTGTCCATTTATCTCTATTTGTCATACTAATGAATGTAAAAGTTTAAAAATGCTGCCTATGCTTTCCTTTTCATTCTCATTAAAATTGCCACCATAACCAAAAGTAGAAAATTTTAATACTTTAATATCTTTATGATCAAAAGATACATTATCCATTATCTCATCAAAACATTTTGCTTTTAAAAATTCAGGATGTATAGTGTATATTTTTCGTACATTTTCTTTATCTAAAGATAATTTAAAAATACCGATAGACTCTGTACGAAGTATATATTTAGCGTATTTATAAAGTTCAAACCAGCTTTTGAAATCTTCTGGTAGTTCGTTTGTTATGTCTATTATTTCCATTAGTTCAATTTTTTAAGTATAATATGTCTATTAGTAGTATCTTTAAAATTTGTTTTGATAATATCTTTAAAAAACAATCCTTCTTCGCAATGCTCAGCCACAGAATAAATAGCGTATCTTCATGGAGGTAGTTTTAACTCTTCTATCTTTTCAGGCCAATTTGTAAATAACAAAACATTACCACATGGCCTACTTGATAAAGAAATTTCTCTGCATTCAGCTGGAATTTCTGATATAATATACTCTTCTTCTCCTGTTTTTAATGTGTAATACTTTACCATTAGTCCAATTTTTTAAGTATCAAATGCTTCTTAATACAAGAAATCTTTTTTGATTTTATAAATTTTACCATATTAGAAAATATATTAAATGGCACTTTGGAATGTTCAAGATGATCAATAGTGGCATCCTCTGCTATGAACAAAATTTCGTACTCTCCTGCCGGTAACTCCAAACTTCCAGCATCATAATCTGTGTTCCAAATCAAGTTATTTGAATTAGTTTCAAAAACTTTAGCTTCAATCGGAACATCAATTATAACAAACTCCTGTTCGTTTATTTTATATCCAGTTATCACGCTTCCAAAAATTCATCAACAACAAAAATAAATGGAGAAACTACAATCAGACTCAAAAACATAACTACTATACGAAAGTATATCTCAAGTTTTTCTACTGATTTCTCAGTAAGATATATATGAGTGGCAACATCGTCTAAACTTACCGCCATAAGGGCGCAAGTGTATATAAAACCAAAAACAAACCAAGTCGTTAACAGAATAATCATAATAAATTTTATTTTAAAATGGTAAATCTTCCGAAACTTCAGGGGCTTCGTATCCCTTTTTTGTAAATTTCTTACCTCTAATCGAGCTTCCTAATCTAAAAACGCAATCTTCTACTGTTACTCCAATGTTAGCGCAATAATCAGTAAGGGCTTTAGATAACTTACCAAGACTAACCCTAAATTTCACAGGCGTATCTGTTTCGTCATAATAATCCCTAAGACCTTTTCTTAAATCGTCGTTACCGATATTTACAGAACCCAAATATCTTTCAATATTATCCTCTATAAACTGTCTTAAATTCGGATACTTAAAGTCAAACTGCTTATTAAAGCTACCAGTAGATGTTTTATTTTTTTCAATTTTGCCCTTATTCTTTAGATGCACTTGTATGCAGCTAATTATCGTATTGTCAAAGTACGAAAATTCGTCCTCGTCCCAGTCTTTCGGGAACCTTTTGTCGCCATGATACGAATCCACACCACCGTTATCCTTGTAAAAGTTGGTAAATTCAAGCATCCTTGCCCTTCTATCAACACCACCGTCACTGTCATCATATGTATAATTCGTAGAAGCACCAAACTTACACATATCCTCAACCGGAACTCTGTACTTATCCTTAAAGAGTTTTTTCACTATAGCACCGTCATTGATGATCTCTTTCATCCATTCTAGTCCATATCCCCTGGGTAAGTCGGCAAGGATAAATATCTTTTCGCCATCCCAAGACTGCAATAAACTATCATCCTTAGGTGCGGTGGCACCATTTACAGATGTATAAGTAGTGATTTCCTTAAACAAACTCCAGAAAATATTCTTACCATTACCACCACCCTTACCGCTGTCAGAAATCTCCGAGGCGATAATCATGTAAGAGTTCGTATCTTTGTACTCGTGAGAATAGAAGCCAATACAATTCTGTACATATTCACTCCATCCAATTGCGTTAGAGATAAACTCATGATACAGGCCAATTCCTAGCTTAGTTTTCCTAAAATCACGATTTCTTATGTCCTCTTCAAAAATTAATTTGTCAAAATTTTCATAAGAAATTTCAGATACACTGTTTTCTGTGATTTCAACGTAGCAATTTCGGTAGAATTTGTAAGATATCTTGTTTGTGGATCTAAGAATACTTGTTAAATCTAGTTCCTCAAGCCTTTCCATAGTAAAATCTCCGGAACTTTGCATAAAAGATTCGTAATTATTGTACAGCTTTTTGTGTTGTTCAACATCTTCTTTTATGTAAGACTTCATCTTATCTATGTAAAACTTCTTACTTACCTTCTTTATTATATGACCTTCTATATATACAAGGTTATATTTTAGCAACCGGAACCCAACTTTGAAAGATACTTTGTACAAATCCTCCCTAGATATAGTATTATCCTCGGCCCAAAAGATACCAAATGGGTACTGTTCGCCTATTTTCTCTATCTCCTGTTCGTATTCAGCCCTACCATCTTTAGATATATTCTGCGGAAGTGGAGTTTTCGACCTAGAGCAGTTAAAAATAATTTGCTTCTCGATGCCCCTGCGTAGCTTTCCATATCCTTTGGCCTCAAACCAAGACGTAGCAGATTCCCAACTACCTCCAAAGTTAACCTCGCATATAAGTGATGACGGCCTATAGACAAGTTTTTGAAAATCACACTTAGTAGAAAATATTCTATAGATCCTTGTATCCCTATCGAATATGGCATCAACAACCCTACCTTTGCGCCCAGGTTTTTTATACCTATCTTTATTTCCAACCGAAGATAAAAACTCCCACCCAAGATTTAAAAGTATGGCCGAAGCTTCATCTGAATTATTGTAATCTTCGTAAGGTTTTAAATCGTACCTTTCGGAAGATTTACTGGACATTTTAAACTCCAGCGGTTTTTCCTCCGGCTTAGAATCGTACGTCCTGCAAAGAATAATCAGTTGTTCGTGTTCCTCTATCGAAAGTGTTCCAACGTCACCACTAACCCTTTTGTAGCCAACTGAAGGATACGAATGTATTAACATCCCCTTTCCTTTCAGCTCTAAAAAACATTGAAACCTATCTTTAGACTTAGGATTTTCCAATATTTCGCTATCCGTCTTTGGTCTGTGGGCCAGATTGCAACTTCCTATGTCGGCTATAACCCTATATAATATATGAGCCCCGCCACTTTTACTTCTTTCAATCCTGCATTTTTTGATTATTTCAGGGTAGAAAGTATTCAAATCTTCCCAAAATTCTTCCCAAAATCCAGGCTTAAACTTCGTATCAACATCTATTCCTATTAATCCGCCGCTTGCCCGACCACACAAAAGTCCAAAACTATCTGCGCCAGTCCTTTGGTACTCGTCAAAAACCGTTAATATCGGTAGCGGAGAATCAATGTGACCATATTTAAACTTAGGAGTTTTATCATCCTTCGTAGGTATTACGCACAGCCCTTCGTTTACTAATGACGTAAGGGCTTTTTGGATTTCCGTCATTTATCATAAATTATTGATTCTTGAACCTATAGTTTCCTTCAAAAAATTAGCCATGCCTGTAATTTCTGATTCCGAAAACTCATAAGGCTGGACTCTATCGTACCACCTAGCCTTGAATGAAGAAATATTCATATCAATACCTTTCGACATAATCGACAATGATATACCGAAGTCATTTACTATACTTTTGATTTGTTTTAACCTTTCCATGTACCGCTAATTGTTTGGCAATATTATAACTATTTTATGCAAAAACGAACAAAACACCTCATATTTATTTTTTTGTAGTGAAAATGTTACAAAAACACCTCGTTTTTGTAACATTTTTGGCCGTTTTGTAACAAAAGTGTTACGTTTTTGTAACGCTCGATGGGCCACTATGGCCCTTCTTCAAAAAAAAAGGCAATTGTTACAGAAATTTTTGGCTATTACGCATAACGCAGGAAAAAAATAATTTCAAAATACCTGTTTTTGGGTTCTACGTTTTTTTCTGTTTAATCCAAAAATAATCTTTATCTAAACAGCAATTTCCGCTTTACATCACAAATACCACAGCTTCTTAAACAGTATCTCCCTTTACTCGTTTTTACCGCCAAAAAGTAGAACCCTGAAAATGGAACTTCATTTTATTTTTACGCACGTCACACATAGCTGGCCGAAATTTTTGTAACAAACGGCTTTTTTTTTGAAGAGCAGCCACTATGGCTCTTTTAGCGTTACAAATTTGTTTACAAACTGTAACAAAAACCGAAAAAAGTGTTAACGTTTTTAAGCATTCTGTAAACACTTTTCAGGTTTCCGGCTTCTTTTATATTACTTAGCTATAGTTTAACAGTTATTTTCGTTTCTGTTTAACAATTTTTTGGCTTAATTTTGGAGGATTTAGATTAGGATTTGAACGGAATTTGAGGTATCTGCTTAAAGTGAGAAATTGGGTTTGTGTTGGAGGGATGTACCATGTACTGGATAGCTTAAAAAGACGTGTTTTTGGCTCCGGTTTCATTCACGATACATTAACAAAAGGTTAGTCACCGATTAACAAATTGTTTATTTTTACTTATAACTTACTTACCAATAGTCACTATTTGTTATAACATACCTAAAACTAATGTTGTAGGTTGCGCAATATTGCACCTTTGCACACAATGTAGGTTTGCACCCAACAGTTAACAATGTGGTTTACTGCCATTCCTTGCCATATTCCTGACCTTCTAACAATGAATGAATGTAAACTATTGCCCCGGTAGTTTGCGGCCAAATTTTGGCCTATTTTCAGGCATTGCTTTTTACATGGGTTATTCTAACTTTTGGAATTAGGCTTACCTAATTTGTTAAAACCATTTTAACAGTTTTGGCAAAGTAGGCCAGCATAGTCACCGGAGGCAGTCATGCCTTAACACGTATTTTATATATATAAAAAAAGAAGTTTGTTTATATGGCCTTCCCACCACCCCACCAAATTCCCTTAACCCATTTAACCAAACTTTAACTCCCTCCACCGCATACCAATTTCCCTCCACATTACCAACTTTCCACCACTAAATAACACAACATTAACAATTCCACCACCATACGAAAAAAGAACCAAACAACCAACTACTTTTGGATCCTTAACCTAACTTTAACAATTCGACCTCCGCTGTCTAAAAAATGACTTTTACCAAAACTTTAACAATTAAAATTTGTAACGTAAAAACTATAATATGTAGGGAACAAAGTAAATAGTTCTTAATGCGTTATAATTAACACAACAATAACACTATTGAAAAATTAATAATTTATAAAAATTTACATATGTTTGAATAAATGAATAACCAATATAATATGGGTTATTCATTTAACTTATATATTCAGTAACTAAGCTGTTATACATACTATCTATTAATTCACAATGTTTTATAAATAAAAGAAGGGGTAAGAAAGAATGTGCAAAGTGTCCTTAATGTGTCGGGTGTCCTTAATAAAGTAAGTAGCAAAGGTTATACACTTATTTTCAGGCTGGCCGTCAAAAATAATATTTTCCATACCTTTAAAAGGATCATTTTCCGTACTTGCAAGTGCTATATCGTTTAGCTTATGGTATTCATTACCATATTCAATATAATAATTTTCACCCCTTTTAATTATATACTCATTAGGATTCTGAATATCCCACACAGGTATAAATACAATATTAGTATTTTTGTCATATCTACTTAGTATTTCAGTTAATATGTTATTAGTTATTTTCATAATCGTTAATTGTTTTTAATTTAAATTGTTCGGCTAATATTGTAAGTACCTTTTTTGCTTGCTTGCCATCTATACCTCTATTATTATAGAGTGTTGTAAATGTTAGATCATGCTCAATGTCAAATCTTACAACAGTCATTAACTTAACAAATTGCTCACAATTTATATTAAATTCATAATCAACATTGTTAACGGTTATTTGGCACTCATTAGATAGGCCAGCCGGAAATATGGAAAGAAAATTGATCATCTTAATTAATTTTTTAAATTGTTACAAAACATGACTCACTAAATGAGTCACTAAGTACCGAGATTGAAGTACTTATAATAACCATTACATTACCTTCTCTTTTTAAACGGTTGCCAACTGTTGCAACATGCTCACCGTTAATAAAGTACTTTGTATTTCTAAAAGTTGGGAATGGGTTGTTTACTTCTATTGTTACTATGTTATTTTTCATATCGTTTAATTTAGGCTACAAAGCTACTCTATTAATTTGGCTTTATTGATATCTTAATTGTTAAAGTTTTGTAAAAGTGAAAAATAAATTTACAAAATTGTAATTTCTTAATAAAGCCGGTTTTTAGGCGAAATAAGCTATACTAGTACCGCTATAACAACTATGTATGCCAGTGTATAGTTCTGCCAAATTTCGCCAAATAACATATATTAGTAATGTGTTCGCAAATATATGTAATATGTAAGTAGTTGAAAACCAACGAGTTAAGTGTTTTTCAAAAAACAAAATAGAATTTACAAATAGGCTATAATATTTTTCAATATTGTTTGTTAATAAATTTCCGTATAACCACCGAATGAGGACAGCGGGGACCAACGACTGAATGTTAATAATTTGTTATTGATCCAAAAAATGTTTGGCGGTATGGAATATTTTTAGTAAGCGGACCACCCGGACCACCCGGACCACCCGGACCACCCGGGCCTGGTGTTAATAATTTGTTATTGATCCTTAAAAATTTGGCAATGTCGCAAATTTGGTTATTCGCGCGCTATACCTATGTTTATTAATGGGGCTCGTGGTGGATCCGGTAGTGGGCTGTAGTGGTGGATCCGGTAAATGTTAAAGTTATGTTATTGCCAAAATAGTTAGTGCAAGTATCAAAAGTAGTCGTATATTTGTAGTGTCAAACGGTTTGAATGTTTTGGCGCAGCTCTTTGACATATGGAATTTAGGAAATTAAACCTCGCTAACAATGGAGCAGGTAATGACCTAAATAAGCTACTTAGTTTTTTAAACAATCTAAAAATAAAAATTTATGACATTCACTGTATTAACACATGCTGAACTGTTTAC